CTTCTGTTAAGATATCCTCGCCACTTATAGTACCGCCAGAGTTAGTTAAAGCGGAAAAGTCAACAACCTTTCCAGTAAATGTGGTAGAAGAACTACCAACCACTGGTGAACTTTCGATTCTAACTAAAGCCTGTGAATAACCAGCTGCGGCATTTTTACCAAGCGTAGCTACTGAAAAGACCATACCTTTAATTAAGAACCCAGGCGCACTACCACCTGAAGCACTACCACCAGTTGAGCTATCTGCGTCAACTGTGAATGAGTAAGTACTACCAGCCACCACCGTACCAGGTGTATTAGCTAGTAAAAAGTCTCTACTTGACCAATCGATTTTTGAACGATTTTCTAAGAATCGGAATACAGGATCATCCGTTGGAACTTTTGCAACCTTTGAAAGATATACAAAAAACGGTGATTCCTCTGGAGCCAATTCGGCAACCCGATCTGAGAAATCGTATAATCGTCTGCGGTCAGGAGCTTGTCCTACACCAGCACTAGTGGCAGCAGCTGTAATATCATAACTGGATTTTATTCCTTGTGTAACAGCCATTTGTTACCTCCTATTTGATTATATTAATTAGGGAATTCTCCCTGCTTGCCCTGCTTGCAAAATTCTATCCCAAGCTGATTCTTGCTCAGACCTTCTTTGTGGTTCGCCACCTTGAAGAATCCCAGCTGTTCTTGGAATGCTTTGAGTTGCCTTAACTGCTTCCATATTTGGAGAAACGTTATCAGTTCCTTTATTATAATGCTTACGATAGACATCAATTAACAAATCAATTGGTAATTGATCTCTTGGCGTAGTAGCAAAATCTATAAAATCATTAATATCCTTTTCATCTTTCATATCATAACTAGTTGCCAACTCGTTGCGTAAATTTTGCAACGCTACTTGACCTTGAAGATCAGACATATGTTTTCCAACTGCCTCATCTACCAAAGCCTTTTCTTGAGTCGTCCTCATTTTAAATGAAGCTGACTCTGGTTTGTAATAGGCTTCCCATGGGTCAAAAGATGATTCGTCAACTGTGTTGCTATCATCTGTTTCGCGTATAGTTTCTTGAGAACTTTTTCCTTCAAGCCTTTCTTTTATAGCCTCAACTACATCTGGTCTTGATTCAAGAACCTGTTGTAATTCAGACATTGGCTGAAGTTTTTCATAGTCACTTTGAAGTTTCTGATAATCAGAATTCTGCTTATCGTACATAGATTGAAACTTCTTAGTTTCATTTTCCCAATCAGTAGCATAGTTAATTTCGGATTCGTCACCCTCTTTAGTTATTAAATTAGGTGCTCTTTTATTTCCTTCATCAATTACGCCATCTTGGACACTTGGAATCTCCGAAGCCAATTCAACATCTGGCATCGATACATTCAAAGCTTCCCTTGTTGTTTGACCAACATTCTGTTCAACTACATCGCCTTGCACTTGATCTTCCATATAACCTCCTTTAGATCTCTTCTTTAGTTCGAAACACCCTTAGATATTTCGAAGAAGCTTGACCTTTGATTATTGTTTATTCTGTGCGCTCCCCTTTTTAGAGGAACTCCCTTTATTCGCCTTTTGTATAGCTAACGCAGCTTCGGCACGAACATCTGCTTTATCAATCACCTTTTCTAGTTCTCCAAGCTTAACTCTTTCCTTAAACTTCGCATCAGAGCTAATCTCTTTTAGGTCGGTTTTGAACTTCTCTGTGATAACTTGTTTCTTAGCATGGACAGCTTCTCTGTCAGCTGTTTGTAAATCACCACTGAGTTCTTTTATTTGACCCTCTAGTTGTTGTATGTATGACTGCATTTTAGACATCATACCTTTGCGTTGCAATACACCTTCTTTGTCATAGATCTCTGTTTTCTTTAAGACCTCGACATCGTCTACCAATCCCAACTTATACGCTTCAAGATACATATTATATTCCGCCATCTTATTTGAAGGTAAAGTTGAACCTGATATTATTCTAACATCGTGCTGACCTAATGATATATCATTATCAATTGTCTGCAGTTCGTTGGTTTTGTCATCATACATTCTATTGTTTACTGAAAATTCAGTAAGATCATTATTAGGTTGTACGATTCTAAATGTTTTTTGATATTTATAATGCCCTTTAGCGTAATTGTA